GGAGATATGAAGTATTTAAAGAGAAGAGACAGCAATGAAATTGTAGGTATCTTGACGGCATTAAAAGGATGGAAGAGAAATAAGTACCCAAAAAGATATGGAGTTTATGGAAATCAAAAAGGTTTTGGAAGAAAGAAAATTTACAATATTGAAGATTTGAGGAGAGAAAAGAGATAAAAATCGTGACTACCAACTTAAAAATTATTGGTAGTCATCCCAAAAATCATGACTACCAATATTTAATACCTTGGTAGTCGCTTGAACCGTTGTAAATACTAATGTTAAAGCATGTTGACTACCAACTGATACCCTTTTACCTATGAGTATAAAAATATAGGCTAAATAGAGTAATATAGACTAATAATGTGGGCTATAAAATCTATATGGTCTATATTTTAGGGTTACCTATATACGTATAGGATATTGGTAGTCATGGCTAAAATATAAAAGGTGTGTGAAAAATGTTAGAAAAAAATTTGGAAAAATATTTTGTTTCTGAAATAAAAAAACTTGGTGGGCTATGCTATAAATTTGTTAGTCCGGGAAATTCAGGTGTGCCTGATAGGATAGTTGTTCTACCAGGAGTGATACATTTTGTAGAACTTAAGACTGATAGAGGAGTAGTTTCACCACTTCAAAAAAGACAGATAAAAAAACTAAACGATCTTGGCCAGAGGACTTGGGTGCTTTATGGATTTGAAGATGTGGAGAAGTTTATAAATATTTTAAAGCTTGAGAGGTGCAAATGAATTTAAAATTACACGGATATCAGAGGTTTTGTGCGGGAAAGATTGTAGAAAGTGATTCTGTAGGATTGTTTTTAGATATGGGACTTGGTAAAACTTTAATATCTTTAACGGCAGTAAAGGATTTGATGTATAACCGTTTTGAAGTTAATAAGGTTTTAGTTATAGCACCTAAAAAGGTTTCAGAGGCAACTTGGCAAAATGAAATCGAAAAGTGGGAAGAATTTAAAATTCTTAGATATTCCACGGTTCTTGGAACCAAAACACAAAGAATAAAGGCGTTAAATACATCTGCGGATATTTATATAATCAATCGTGATAATGTGGTTTGGTTGGTAGATTATTATAAAAATGATTGGCCGTTTGACCTGGTAATTTGTGATGAGTTTTCAAGTTTTAAAAATCACAGTTCAAAAAGATTTAAAGCACTGGCAGCAATTAAGCCACGTATAAAAAAAGTGGTGGGCCTCACAGGTACTCCAAGCCCTAATAGCTTGTTAGATTTATGGAGCCAAGTTTACTTACTAGATGGCGGAGAAAGACTTGGAAAATCTTTTTATAGTTATAGGGGGAATTTCTTTGAAGGCGATTACATGGGGTATAGTTATAAGCCAAGGGATTTTGCAAGGGAAGAAATACTACAAAGGATTAGTGATATTTGTGTTTCTATGAAAGCAGAGGACTACCTGGAACTTCCTGAATGTGTGGAAAATATAATACCTGTAAAACTGGATGCGAAGGCACAAAAAGCTTATACAACTATGGAAAGGGATGCGGTTTTAGAGCTTGAAAATGCTGAAGAAATTGATGCGACAAGTGCAGCGGCATTATCTACGAAGCTTTTACAACTTGCAAATGGGGCAGTTTATGATGAAGACAAAAATTATCATGAAATACATGATTGTAAGATAGAGGCTTTTATGGAGACTCTTGAGCAACTTCAAGGGCAGAATGTTTTAGTCTTTTATAATTTTAAGCATGACCTTGATAGGCTTATAAAGGTCTTAGGTAAAACAAAATTGAGTTTTAGAAAGCTTGAAGGTCCACAGGATCAGAAGGACTGGAACGACGGAAAGGTTAATGTTCTACTGACGCATCCTGCAAGTTCAGCTTATGGGCTTAACTTGCAACAAGGAGGCCACCATGTAATTTGGTTTGGGCTTAACTGGAACTATGAATTATACATTCAAGCAAATAAGAGACTGCACCGTCAAGGGCAAAAGAATTCAGTTATAGTTCATCACTTGGTTACCATGGGAACTCGTGACGAAGATGTCATGGAAGCTTTAAGGAGAAAAGAAGATTCGCAGAATTATGTGCTTGAGTCACTTAAGGCGAGAATTAGAAAAATAAAAGGAGAGGCTGATTTGAAATGAACAGGGCACAGAGAAGAAAAGCAGGAATTAAGAAAAAGGTACCAACATACACATTCACGCAAGAACAACTACATGCTGAGATAAATAAAGGAATAGACAAATTCAGAGAAGAAATAAGAGACGATGTAACGGATAAAGCGTTGAGAGTTATAGCGTATGTGCCACTTATTGTGCTACACGATAAGTGGGGATTTGGAAAGAAAAGACTTGAAAAATTCTTGTATGAGTTTGCTGAACAAATAGATTGTCTTGAAAATAAGTATGTTGGTTTTGATGATATGATTGCAGCGATTAAAGAAGAAACTGGATTAAATGTAGACGACTATATTAAGTTTTGAGGTGATAGGAATTGGATAGACAAACTTTAAATCAGTACAATTCTTTAAAAAAAGAGATTAAATATTTAACAGAAAAAATTAAAAGACTTGAGCATAATAGTATAGTAAAGGATTCTGTAACTGGATCTAGTTGTAAATATCCATATTCTGAAAGAAGTTTTAGTATTTCAGGAATACCTATAATTCCTAGCAGAGAACTAAAGAGGCTTAGAAGTAGGGAATCCGAAGCATATACTTTAAAATGCGAGATTGAGAAGTTTATTGATAATATTGATGATTCACAAGTTAGGATGATATTCGAAATGAGATACTTCGATTGTAAAAGTTGGGGATATATTAGTATGCAACTTGGGAGTTGTCATGAAAGTTATTCAAGAAAGATTCACGATAAATATTTAAATAAAAAATTGGGCGATTAGGGCGATTTTGCCGTGCTACAATAGTATTGGTGAAAGAAGATTCAAATATAACTACAATTGTTAATTTCACCTCCTTTTAAATAAATTCCCTTAAGGTCGATACTTGATGTATCGACTTTTTTGGTTAAAGAAAGGACTGATTTTATGAATCCCCGCCCCGATAGAAAAGGCCCCCATAGGGCTAACTTTGAAAGAAATAAACAAAGAATACTGAAGACTCAGAATACATGTGGCATATGTGGCAAGCCTGTTGATAAGAGTTTGAAAGCACCTAATCCATTAGCCCCATGCATAGACCACATAATACCAGTGAGTAAAGGAGGGCATCCTAGCGATATAAGCAACTTGCAACTAGCGCATTGGACTTGCAATAGACAAAAGTCAGATAAATTATTCAAAGAAAAAACAATAAAAGAGCAACAAGTACTAGGAAATAGGAATTTGCCTCAATCAATGGATTGGACTAAATATAAATCCAGATGATGGGGGGATACCTCCCCCTGTATGGTCTAAGCGGACTTCATCACCGTTACTGTACATATTTTCACACGAGGTATTTTTGAAATTGAAAGGAAGTGATATAAATGGAACAATTAGTTTCTCAAAATTATGAAATTAACAAAGATATTGTTAAGAAATACGAAGACACTCAATCGGGAATTGATTATCTACGTAAAAAATTAAAACGATACCAACCGAGAGTTGTTGAGAGATATCTTAGGTATGATATGAAAAAAGAAGACTATGATAGAGGGATTATGATAAGTGATGATTTAAAAAGACAATACAAAGCTGTATTAGGGTGGTGTTCAAAAGCTGTCGATTGTCTTGCTGATAGACTTGTGTTTAAAGGCTTCGACAATGATCCATTCGATATGAACAGTATTTTTAATATGAATAATCCTGATGTTTTCTTCGATAGTGCTATTCTTAATGCTTTGATTGCTTCATGTTCTTTTGTCTATGTATCAAAAGACGATGTTGGTGATATTAGATTGCAGGTTATAGATGCTGCGAATGCGACAGGTACTATTGATCCCGTAACAGGTTTGCTGAAAGAAGGCTACGCTATTTTAAAAAAAGATAAAGAAGGTCACGCAATTACTGAGGCTTATTTTGAGCCATATAAAACAACTGTTATTAAAAATAAACAAAAAAATATATTTAAGCATAGTTGTTCTTATGCAAGTCTTGTGCCTATTATTCATAGACCTGATGCGGTAAGACCTTTTGGTAGAAGTAGGATCACAAAAGCTTGTGAGTATCATCAAACTTATGCTAAAAGAACTCTTGTGAGATCAGATATAACTGCTGAATTCTATTCATTCCCACAAAAATACATTTTAGGAATGAGTTCAGAAGCTGAGCAATGGGATAACTGGAAAGCGACTATATCTAGTATGTTAAGAATTGATAAGGACAGCGATGGTGATAAGCCGGTTGTTGGTCAATTCACAACACCAAGTATGAGTCCATTTACTGAACAGTTAAGAACTGCTGCAGCAGGTTTTGCTGGGGAGTCTGGTTTGACTTTGGATGATTTGGGATTTGTTTCTGATAATCCAAGTTCTAGTGATGCTATTAAAGCAAGTCATGAGACTTTAAGAGTTATGGGTAAAAAAGCTCAGCGATGTTTCAGTAGTGGTTTTTTAAATGTTGGATATGTTGCTAGTAGTATGAGAGATGAATTCGATTATGATAGAAGTCAATTCTACAAAGCTACAGTAAAATGGGATCCTGTATTTGAATCCGATGCATCTACTTTGAATTTGGTCGGTGACGGATTGATTAAATTAAACCAAGCTATTCCAGGATTTGCAGATAGTGAGACTGTTAGAAAACTTACAGGATTAGAGGGAAAAGATAATGAATAAGGATATAGTCCCTGATTTGTTAGATTTGATTGAAAAATCATTTCAGAATAAATTTAAAAAAGATGAAAAGATAAAAAAACTTGAAACTCTTTTATTCGAAAAGAAAAGTAATCATATGAGCTCTAATGAATACGCTATGAGGTTAGGTGATATTTTATCTGAGTGTTATCTGGAAAATATATCAGAAGGGATACTTCCTAATGATACTATGTATTATAATATTGCTAAGCGAATAATAGAGCCTACATTGAGAAAAAACTATGAATTGGTATCAACATATGCCTCAGACACTCAAACGAGTTTAAACAGGCAAGCTGGCTTAAATATTAAGGGTTTAAAACCAGAGATTAATCAAGACAGAATTGATGGTATTATAAACAGAGTTAGCGAGGATAAATTCGATAAAACAAAATGGGTGTTAAAAGAGCCTATAGCAAATTTCACTCAAGCTGTTGTTGATGATACAGTTAAAACTAATGCAGAATTTCATAGTAATTTGGGTCTATCTCCAAAGATTGTAAGAAAAGAACACGGAAGCTGCTGCGATTGGTGTAAAAAACTAGTTGGATCGTATAATTATGATGATATCAGCAATACTGGAAATGATGTGTTCAGACGTCATAGGCATTGTAGATGCACTGTGGAGTATGTTCCTGATAAAAAAACTAGACAAAATGTGCATACTAAAAGAAAGCGTAATTCTAATTTTAGTAATGAAAGAATTCAAAAAGCACAAGAATTACAGGATATCAGAGCGTTAAACAGGCATGAGGATTCATTGCAGTATAAACAATATATTTCTGTGTTAGGAAAAGATAAAATGCCCAAATCTTTAAGCGCCTTTCAAAAACTGAAATATGAGAATATTGAAGAATATGAGAAATTAAAGGATCACGTGTTTATTCAAAATAATTTCAATAAAGGGATATGGAAAGATAAGGTTAATTTTGATAAACAGAAAAGACATATGCTATCAACAGTTGGAGATAATAAAAGTTATTTTTATGATGACATAGATGTAAAAAAGTTGTATAATGATTACAAGATGACTGGTCGTATTGAAAAAGACAGAAATGGCAAGAGAAAAAGTACAGAAAAAATTACGTTAAATGAAAAAAAAGAATTAGGAATAGATTTTTATACCAAGCGATCAATAAATGCTATGACTATACATTATGGCAAAACAGGTGTTCACTTAGTTCCTACATTTTTTGATACAGGAGAATAAATATGTTGCAAAAATACAATAATAAATTAGTTAAAATAACAGATATAGATAATCAGATGTTTTCTGGAAGGTGCCTATACGAAAATAGAGAAGACTTTGAAGAGGAATTTGATGGATTATCAGTAAAAACAGATAGTGGTTGGATTAAACTACTTGAAAATGAAATCAAATCGATAGAAATATTAGACTAATTAAGCACACTAACTAATTACAGTTGTAATAGATTAGAGGTGCTTTTTTAGTGCAAAATTTTAGGAGGGGTAATGACAAGACTTGGTAATCAAAATCCAACAACAGCTGTTTTATTGCCCTACAAAAAAACGCACGGAGATTGTGCCATTGAATGGTACGAAAAATCTGGGAGAAAGGCTCAGCAATGGCAGAAAAACTTAATTAATCATATATTGGCCATTAATGATGATGGCTTATGGACTCATACAAAATTTGGTTTTTCTCTTCCACGTCGTAATGGTAAAAATGAGGTTGTTCTTATCCGTGAGTTATATGGTCTCTTAAAAGGTGAGGAAATGCTCCATACAGCACACAGAACTAATACATCACATACCGCTTGGGAGAGAATTATTAAAGTGCTGGAGTCTATGGGTTATGTCAATGATGAAAATTTTACAACTTTAAAAGCTAAAGGAAATGAAGAGATAAGATTTGTTGACGGCGGTGTTTTAAAGTTTAGAACAAGAACATCAACAGGTGGTCTTGGTGAAGGATATGATCTACTTGTTATTGATGAGGCTCAAGAATACACCGATGACCAACAATCTGCTCTTAAATACGTGGTTACTTCTAGTAAAAATCCACAGACGGTGTTTATAGGAACACCACCAACTACAGTATCAGCCGGTACTGTTTTTTTAAATATGAGAAACAATGCTATCGATGGTGGTAGTAAAAACACAGGCTGGGCTGAGTGGGGAATTAATGAAGAATCAGATGTTAACGACGTAGAGCTTTGGTATAAGACAAATCCATCTCTTGGTACGATATTTACTGAAAGAAGTATTGAGGATGAGATTGGTACGGATGATTTAGACTTTAATATTCAGCGTTTAGGTTTATGGATTAGATATAACCAAAAATCAGCAATTACTCAAAAAGACTGGGATTCTGTTATGGCTCCAAGTTTACCTGCTCTTACTGGTAAGATTAATGTCGGGATTAAGTATGGTAATGATGGCAAAAATGTAGCTATGGCTATTGCTATAAAGACATTGTCGGGGAAAATCTTCGTTGAAGCTATTGATTGTAGGAGCATTCGTATTGGCAATGGTTGGATTATTAATTTTTTAAGACAAATTGATTATGAAAATGTAGTCATAGATGGTGCTAGTGGTCAAGAGATTTTGAAAAAGGAAATGGATAGTTTCAAGCTTATTAAACCTATTTTGCCTACGGTCTCAGAGATTATTGTTGCAAACTCAAAATGGGAGCAAGCAATATTTACAAAAACAATATTGCACAAGGATCAAGCTAGTTTAACTGATGTTGTGACTAATTGTTTGAAGAGAAATATTGGTAGTCATGGTGGATTTGGGTATAAGTCGCAGTTTGAAGAAAATGATATTTCCTTAATGGATGCCTGTATATTGGCACATTGGATATGTAGTGAAAAAATAGAAAAGAAAAAACAAAAAGTTTGGTGTTAGTAGTCTACTATTGTAGACTATTTTTTAATACAAATTTCCTCGTAAGAGAGGCTAAATCGAGAAAGGAGAATTGGATAATGGGAGAATTTAAACCTATTACAACTCAAGAAGAGTTTAATTCTGCAATTGCAGAAAGACTCAACAGACAAAAAGAAAGCATTTTGAAAGATTATAGTGACTACGATGATTTAAAAAAAGAAAATGAGTCACTAAAGCATGAATTATCAGATACTAAGTCTGTATTAGAAAAAAACAAATTAAATTCTGATGAGTTCAACTCAAGGATTGAAGAATTACAAGGAAAGATTAATTCTTACGAACTAAAGAATTTAAAAACAGACATAGCCTTAAAAAACGGCATTCCTTACGAGTTGGCCGGTAGACTTGTAGGAGATACAGAAGAGGATTTGATGGAAGATGCAAAAAATTTATCAAATATGCTAGTAAGAAATGAACCTGTAGCGCCACTTGCAAGTGTGGAACCTATAATCGATGATGAGGATTCGGCTTACAGGAATTTAGTTAGAAATTTAGATTTACAAGGAGAGTAAAATGGGAAAAACAGAATTACAAAGAGGAGAATTATTCCAACCACAATTAGTAAAAGATTTAATCAATAAGGTTAAGGGAAAATCGTCAATTGCACAAGTTTCAGGTCAAACTCCAATTCCATTTAATGGATTGAAAGAATTTACTTTCACCATGGATAATGAGATTGATGTTGTAGCTGAAAATGGAAAGAAATCACACGGTGGTATATCTTTAGATTCTATAAAGATTGTTCCAATTAAAGTTGAATACGGTGCTAGAATTACAGACGAGTTCATGTATGCATCAGAAGAAGAAAGAATCAATATATTAAAGGCATTTAATGATGGATTCGCAAAAAAACTTGCTAAGGGTTTGGATTTAATGGCTATGCATGGTATTAATCCTAGAACTGGTCAAGCTTCTACTGTTATTGGGGCAAATCACTTTGACGCAGCAGTAAGCCAAAAAGTTGTATACGATGAGGCGAATGTTGAGGATAATATCGAAACTGCTATTGGGCTAGTTCAAGGTAGTGAAGCTGATGTGTCAGCAATGATTGTTGCACCACAAGTAACTACTGCATTATCAAAAATAAAAGTAAATGGTGTTAGACAATATCCTGAATTGCGTTTCGGAGCAAATCCTGGCAACTTGAATGGATTAAAAATTGACATTAATAAAACTGTTAATGCTAAACCATCAAAAGATGTTGCAATCCTAGGAGACTTTGCTGGATCATTTAAATGGGGTTATGCAAAACAAATTCCACTTGAAGTTATTCAATATGGTGATCCAGATAACTCAGGTCGTGACTTAAAAGGATACAACCAAGTTTATTTAAGAGCTGAAACTTATTTAGGATGGGGAATCTTAGATGCTTCTGCATTTTCTAGAATTGAGGCTGCTGAATAATGATATTAATTAATACTAAAACAGGAGGAGTGTTAAGCTCCTCTTCTGTTGCTATGGGAGGATTTTGGGTAGAAAAAGGAAAAGAAATCACTGAAGAAAAGAATGAAGAAGTGATTGAAACAAAATCTGACCAAACAGAAAACCAAACAGAAAATCAAGATGATAAATCGACGATTACAAAAAAAGATATCATGCAGGAGCTAGATGCACTTAAGATTGAATACGACTCTAAGATGACAAAAGATGAGTTATTAAAATTACTTCAAGGGTAATATTATGAAAGAATTTGCAACTGTAGAAGATGTAATGCTTTTATGGAGACCTCTGCAAGATGAAGAAATGGATAGGTGCAAGGCTCTTTTAAAAACAGTGAGTGATATGCTAAGGTTAGAGGCAGAAAAAATGCAAATCGATTTGGATAAGAAAGCCGAAAATGAAGTATATCTAAGCGTTTTAAAATCAGTTGTTACTGATATTGTGTCAAGGACTATGATGACTGCTACTGAAGGTGAACCTTTGAGTCAGTTTTCTCAGTCTGCACTTGGATACACTGTCAGTGGTACTTATCTTACACCTGGTGGAGGTATTTTCATAAAAAATAGTGAGCTTCAAAGGTTAGGATTGAAACGTCAGAGATATGGGGTGATAGATTTTTATGAAACTGAAAGGAATACCAGTTACTTTGGTGAATCTGGTGAAGACTGGGACTGATCCTTTTGGAGCAGATGTTGTAACTGAGGTGACAACTATTGTTGATAATGTTCTTGTGGCTCCATTAAATAGTGATGAGTTAGTAAATGAATTGAATTTAACTGGTAGACGAATTTCATATATTCTTGGTATTCCAAAAGGGGATTCTCACAATTGGGAGAATGCTATTGTTGAGTTTTTCGATGATAGATTCAAGACTGTGGGAAGTCCTACTCAGGGAATTGAGGATATGATTCCACTTCAATGGAATAAAAAGGTTAAGGTGGAGCGTATTGAATAAGTTTCGTTTTAGATTAAATAAAAAAGGAGTATCTCAATTACTTCATTCTGATGAGATGAAAAATGTTCTTGAAGAAAGGGCAGCGGTTGTCAAAAATCGTTGTGGTGATGGTTATGCATCCGATGTTGTAGATGAGAAAACAAGAGCATTTGTAAGTGTATATGCTAGTAGTTCTAAAGCAAGGCAAGAGAATATCAAGAATAATACTTTGTTAAAGGCTTTAAAATGATTGAAATAACGATAAAGAAATATTTAGAAGAAAAAATGAAGAAAACTGTGTTATTGGAGCATAAAGAAAATGAACCGGCACAGTTTTTTTTAATTCAAAAACTTGGCGGAGGTTTTCGTGATGGAATAAGCAATGCAAGCTTTGCTATTCAAAGTTATGCTAACAGCAAATATGAGTGCGCTGTTATGAATGATGATTTGAAAAAGGCGATGTTATCTGCAATTGAGCTTAAAGATTTATCAAGTGTAAGGCTTGATAGTGATTACGATTATACTGACGTACAAGAGAAAAAATACAGATATCAAGCTGTGTATGATATCTATTATAAAGATTAAAGGAGGATTGTATGGCTAATTCTAGTAATGTTTCTGCTGCAAAACCAAGAGTTGAGGGAGCTATTTGGGTGGCACCGATTGGAACTGAACTTCCAAAAGACGCTAATACTAAATTAGATGTTGCTTTTAAGGAGCTTGGATTTGTTTCAGAAGATGGAATGACTAATGCTGACAACTTAGATAGTGAAGATATTAAAGAATGGGGAGGTCAAACTGTATTAAAGATTTCTACAGAAAAGACAGATGATTTTACATTTAAACTACTTGAAACTTTAAATGTAGAGGTGTTGAAGTTTGTCTATGGTGATAAGAATGTTACAGGTACTGTCGAAACTGGAATCAAAGTGAAATCAACTGCAGATTTTAGGGAACCTAGAGCTGTTGTGGTGGATATGATTATGAATGGTGGATATTTGAAAAGAATTGTAATTCCTAAAGGACAATTATCAAATTTATCAGATATTGAATACGTAAATAATGATGCTATAGGCTACGAAGTTACGGTGTCTGCTTTATCTTACACAGAGGGCAAGGAACAATATAACCACATTGAATATATTTCTAAGCCATCAGAAGTGTAGGAGGCATAAATGACTAACAAAAATAATTATATTAAAGGGATCACTAAAAGTGGTTTCAGATTTGCGATTGATAAGGATAGATTAGAAAACTATGAGTTATTTGAACTTATAGCAGAAAATGAATCTAATCCAATGGTTATGCCAAAGATTTTGGTGTTGCTTTTAGGAGAAAAACAAAAAAATAATTTGCTTGATTTTCTTCGTGATAAAAAAGGACTAGTCAATGTTAAAAGAGTAGAGGAAGAATTGACTTCTATTTTTGAACAAGTAAAACCTATAAAAAACTAATATTCCTCGCTGGTGTGGTAAATAACTATGAGGATGAATTGATTTGTGATTTAGCTGAATACTATCACATTTACAATTATAAGAAGATTCCTTTATCGACTGTTGCGGTGCTAACAAGAGGACTTAGAGAAGATAGCCGAGTAATGATGTGTATGAGCGGCGAAAAGGGAGATTTCAAAACAAAACTTTTTGCTCTTATGACTGATTACTTGGCTTTTATTACTTGGTCTAAAACTAAAGATGCGCAAAAAGGAATTAATGCTCCAAAATCGATATTTGATTCTGTTTTTGCTAAGAAAATGGATGACGATGTCAAAGCGTACTACACTGGTGAGGAGTTTTTAAAAGCAAGAGAAAAGATATTAAAGGCAGGTGAGACAAATGGCAACTGATTTAGGCAAGGCTTATGTTCAAATAATTCCTTCTGCAAGAGGCATATCAGGAATGATATCTAATGAGCTTGGCGGTGAAGCCATGAGTGCAGGTACTCAAAGTGGATCTAAGCTTGGTGGAGCATTAGTCGGCATGGCTAAAAGAGTAATTGGGGCAGCCGCTATTGGAAAGTTTATCAAAGACAGTATATTTCAAGGTGGCCAGCTTGAACAATCTCTTGGTGGTGTGGAAACACTGTTTAAGGATAGTTCCGATAAGGTAAAACAGTATGCTGCAAAAGCTTTTGAAACGTCTGGTATATCTGCTAATGAATACATGCAAAATGTAACTAGTTTTAGTGCTAGCTTGCTTCAATCTTTGGGTGGTAATACTTCGAAAGCAGCAGATGTAGCCGACATGGCTATGCGAGATATGAGCGATAATGCAAATAAGTTCGGTTCAGATATGGAAAGCATTCAGAATGCATACCAGGGCTTTGCCAAAGATAATTACACAATGCTGGATAACCTTAAACTTGGTTACGGAGGAACGAAGTCGGAGATGCAACGTCTACTTGCCGATGCAACTAAGCTTACCGGAGTGAAGTATGACATAAACAACTTGTCTGATGTATACAATGCAATTCACGCTATACAAGGCAAACTAGATATTACTGGAACTACTGCAAAGGAAGCGAGTGAAACTTTAGAAGGCTCTTTTAATTCTATGAAAGCCGCCTTTAAGGACTTTCAAGGAGCGTTGACTACAGGTGGAGATATCAACGCTACATTAAGTAACTTGGTGCAAACAACAGGTACTTTCTTGTTTAAAAACTTGGTTCCAATGGTAGGAAGACTTGTGGGAAATCTTGGTTTGGTAATTCTTCAAGGTATACCTAAACTGATAAATGCTATTAATCCTGCTATTGACCAAATATTTACATGGTTGAAATCGAATTTTCCAAGAATTCTACAACATGGCAGTGAACTTGTAGGTAATCTGATACTTGGCATAATTAATGCTTTGCCAGAACTTTTAAGTGCAGCAGGTAATTTGGTGAACTCATTTGTTCAATTCGTATTGAGTAATCTTCCTGCCATTTGGGAAACCGGAAAGAGTTTGTTTTTCAAATTAGTTGACGGAATTATCAATGTACTTCCTCAAATTGGTGATACTGCATTAAAGATTATTACTGAATTTATTAATTACGTAACTAATAATCTGCCACAAATACTACAATCAGGTATTAAGATTCTAACGGAATTAGTTAATGGGATTATACAAAGACTACCTATGATCGGTGCTACAGTGTTAAAAATTGCAGCATTGTTTTTGGCTACTTTGTTGGAGAAATTACCAGATATATTGGCAATGGGTGTTAAACTCATTGTATTTTTGGTTAAGGGTATAATTTCTATGTTTTCAAATGTTCAAAATGCTATGAATAATTTGGGAAGTAGCATTATACAAGCAGTAAAAAAAGTAGATTTGTTTAGCGCTGGTAAAGCTATTATTGATGGATTCTTGCGAGGATTGAAGTCTGCATTTGAACATGTAAAATCATTTGTTGGTGGCATTGGTACTTGGATTCAAAATCATAAAGGACCATTGTCTTATGATAAAAAACTTTTAATTCCAGCAGGTAATGCAATAATGGGTGGTTTGTATGAAGGATTAGATGATGGTTTTTCTAGTGTTCAATCATTGGTTAATTCAATGGCGCCGCAAATCCAATCGGGATTTAACCTAGAGGATTATAGGGTTAATTCTACTGGATCTAATTACAATGATTTAACGGGATTAACAACTAATGATAACAACCAAAAACCTATTGAAATTACTGTTGTAAGTGAATTAGATGGCAGAGAAATATCAAGAGGAACTTATCGCTATGATAGAGAGTTCATGGAAAGAGAAACAAAGATTAATAATAGAAGAAGAGGGGTGTATTAATGTTTTTTTATAATGGTACTGATTTTAGGGATTTGATTATTGTAGAAAATATAGAACGCCCCGTTCTATCTTCTACTGAGAACAAATTGAATCCTTATATTGTGTTCAATGGATCAGATTTTATTAGCAGCAGAAGAAAAGAAGCGAAATTTAAGATTATTTTTAGTTATGTTCAAGAAAACTTGAATACAATTAGAAGAGTTCTTGCTCAATTTTTAGGAACTGAAGAATTATCGGAATTATACTTTTATGATGATCCAGATATTATTTACTACGCAAAGGTTGATGGAGAAATAAAATCTTCTGAATATAAGGCTAATAATTACACTAAAGGATATGGGAAAGGCGAGTTAACTTTTATCATCCCATCTGCTTGTGGGTATAAGAGAGAGCCTGTGGAGCTGTCGCAAGCCAATGCTAAAAGTATTATGTGTGAAAACAAGGGTACGGATAAGACGTATCCTATTTTTGATTTCACATGTCATGGCAAGGTTACAATGATTGGCGTGACTAGTAAATACGGCAGTTTCCAGTTCGGGGATAGTAAGGAGTTTGCACCGATTAAGCAGATGAAGATACACAAGGAGCAAACTAGTAGTTTGTTCAAGAGTGGCAAGGGGACACTTACTATTCTTGATAGGGTTATGAAGACTAGTGATGGTTGGGATATTGTGGATGCATCGAAACTTGTAGCTGATAGTGATTTTGATGGTAGAGTAGCAAACACAAATGCGACTAGCACTGCTCCAAGTGGCAATACTGTTACCGTGTCAAAGAACGCAAGGTATTGGGACAATGGTGTTAGGATTGCTAACTGGGTAAAAGGTAAGTCTTTTAAATTCGATAAGACGAAAGCTGTGAACAAGTCAAAATCAAAGAAGGCATACAGACTTATAGACAAAGAGGGATATCTTGGTTGGTTACTTGAAGAAGATATTCAAGGGAAAAGTCAAAGCACTGTTACTGGTGTATATCCTGTATGGGATTCTTCAAGTTTAAAGACATTCTCGACACTTCCACTTCACAGAAAAGTGACTAACAATGCGACTGACTGGGAGATGACTTTCAAGTTCAATTACAAGGCTAATCCTGGACAATTTGGTTTTCTGACTTTTGGTATTACTGATAAGGATCAAAACATGATTGGTGGTATGAGAATTGAAACCATAAACGGTGATGGAAGAATGGCCATGGTGTGCTTGTGTGGTAGTGATGGACAGCTTCACACTGGATACAACAAAGCTGACTGGACAGGTGCTGTAACTATTACTAAAAGAGGTGCTATGGTTACATACTACATGTATAATCAGTTGAATGGTAAAAGCTACACTTATAGGCTAATGAATGCTGAGATTGATGATGTAGTGGCTAGGGATGTTTATGTGTTATGCACTAAAAAGAACAACTATGACTTTATTCAAGCTTGTAATCCAATGCATATGACAATTACGGGATATGATGCAGATATTTATGTTGAGAATAAAAGCAAGGAAGAGTTTTCTATGATTAATGTAGCTATTCCACGTTTTAACTTCAATGATGGAGATACTGTAAGAATCGACATGAATACTGGTTTTTGTTATCACAATGGACACAGATGTTTGATGCCAATTGCGTTTGGTTCGAAACCTACTCCGATTTATCCAGGTACAGAGGAGATAGCAATAACTACTGAGGGAGAATTCGGTTCTTTCGTTGATTGTGATGTTAGTTACAGAGAGGTATTCAAATGTTAATAGTTACAGATAGAAATCTACAAACACTGACAATAGTTAGTAATGATTATCCAGGCAGTGTGCATTTTCAAGATGATAAGTTCAACGAAAATTTGGAAACTGGAACTTGTATGCTTACTTGCAGTATCGATAAGGTCATTGAAAAAGATGTTGAATTAATTGAAGCTGGTTGTTTGATCGTTGCTACAGGATACAAGAAAAAGCCTGTTCTTTTAGAGATTACTGAAGTTGTTGAAAATAGGTATTCAAAGGAGATAGTCGCAGAAGATTGCGGACTTGATTTGCTTAATGAAGATATTGGAGAACAAGATTTCAAAGGAACACTTGCAGAATGGGTCAACAATACTCTTGGTGAAAAATCAGACTGGGTTGTTGGAATTAATGAGGCTAAGGATAAAAACTTAGCTTTTAAATTCGATGGTACAACTACTAAGACTAAAAGACTTGCTATGATTGCAGGTCGTTTCGGTTGTGAGATTAGCTATGATGTTAAATTAAATGGTAATGCAATAGATAAAAAGGTCATTAACTTTTATAAGAAACGCGGTAAAGAAACTGGGTACAGACTGGAGTTCGGGCGTGATGTGAGCGATGTTAAGCGTACTGTGTCAATAGCTGACTTGTGTACTGCTGTAAGAGCTGTAGGTAAACCTCACAAGGAGCAAATCAGAGAAGTAAAACAAGTTGAAATCGAAGAAGATAAAAAGAAACCTGCACCAAATAGCAAGATTGAGTTATTCGTTAAATGGATGAAATCACGAGAGGGTAAGGTTAGGTATTCACAAGCAAGACGTGAAGGTCCTAACTATTATGACTGCTCAAGTTCTGTGAGTAGCGCTGCGAAATTTGCGGGACTTTTTCCAAAGTCTGTGGGACTTCCAACAACTGGGACATTATGGGCTTGGGGTAATGCTGGAACGTACTTTCATCAAATCAATCAATCAGAAATTCAGTACGGAGACATATTCGTATCAAGGCACAATAACAAGGGTCACACAGGTGTAATTTTAGATAAAAACACGATAATACACTGCACATTGTATGGATCAATCAATGGGATTGTAACAACTAAGCTAAAAGGCTGGACTGGTCCAAATGTTAGGTTCTACAGATGGAATGAAAACAAAGGTGGAACTATAGTTGATGCTACTAAAAAGACATACTGGACTAATTCTGATGTTACAAAACACGATTTGGGCAAGAGGTTGCAAGGAATAACTGCGACTCAAATCAATAACTGGATAAGAGCAAAAGCTCCAAATAGTCCATTTAACGGACAAGGTCAAGTATTCATAGAAGCACAAAAACAGTCTGGGTTGGATGCAAGATATATATTAGCCCATGCAGCACTAGAAAGTGCGTGGGGTACTAGTAGGATTGCAAGAACATACCATAACTACTTCGGTATTAATGCCTACGATAGTAATCCTGATAATGCTAAGAAAAGCAGTAATAGAAGCCTACAAGCAGGTATTATAAATGGCGCTGTGTGGATAAAAGAACACTACTATAACCGCGGACAAAAGACGTTGTATGCTATGAATCATGATAAAAATGGACATAACTATGCTAGTGATAAGGCATGGGGAGATAAGATTGCTAATATCATGAAAAGCTCTGAACGATTCACAAATCCGGGTGCTACTGCTTCAAGTACTGAACAAGTATCGTACAAAGAACATGAAGTTAACACAGACTTGGTGGGATACAAGTATGATGATGGAAGATTCTATGTTACTGATGATGGACTGATTTGCGATAGAGAAGCAGCTAAAAAGTGGACTAGATTCAATAAAACGGGTCAAAAATATTTCATAAGAATGTATGATAGCGAGGCTACTAGCCAAAAGACGTTGTTTGATGAGGGATTAAGGTTCTTAAAAAACAACAACGAGGCAAAGATTAGCTATGAGGTTTCTCTAAGACAACTTCCAGGTGAGCTTGAAATTGGGGACTATATCAGAATAATAGATCATGGATTTAAACCTGCGTTGTATTTATCTGCTAGACTTGTGGATATTACAAGGAGCTTATGTGATGAGCTTAGCAACTCTGCTATATTTGCAAACTTTGAAGAAGAAAAAGCAGGTATTTCTGAAAGGCTTTTAAGTCTTGAAAAATCTGTGTATAGTAGCAGGTTTAATTGGCAAAATGTACCATTTGAGATGGAGTTGACATCAAGTCAAGGCAATGTATTCAAAGATGGTGTGTTGTCAACGGAAATCACAGCTATTGTTACTAAAGCAGGTGTGGATCAAACCGCTACAATTGATAAGTTTGTATGGGAAAGAGTGTCAGAATATCAAGACAAGATTACTACAAGTGATGATGATTGGAACAAATCTAAAGAAGGCTCAACTGGTAATATACTTGGAATTAATAACACTGATGTTGATTTACAAGCTACTTTTACATGCTCTGCAATGCTTAATGATGTTGCCGTGGCCACAAGCTTTATAACCATAAAGGACTTGACTATCGGCATATATAAGCAAGAACAAGAACCTAACCACAACGTGCTACAGTGGGGAGATGTGTGGCAATGGGACGACGGTAAAGGTAATCACTTCAAGAGACTGTGGAAGGGTGATAGGTGGGAAGATACTATCACAAAAAGAGACTTGGAGTTACTTGAATTTAATGCAGGGCCTCCAGGTCGTGATGGCGAAGATGGTATGCCAGGTAAAGATGGCAAGGATGGAAGAACTTCGTATGTGCACTTCGCTTATGCCGATAGCGCAGACGGAACTGTTGGATTCACAAGAACTGCTACTTCTGGTAAAAAGTACATCGGATTCTACACGGATTTTGAAAAAGCTGACTCAACAGATCCCAAGAAATATGAATGGTCATTATTCAAAGGTGACGATGGTAAAGACGGAGTTGCAGGTAAAAACGGTGTTGGATTAAAATCCACAGACATATCCTATGGTTTGTCTAATTCTGAAACTAATGAGCCCGCTAGCTGGACTAAAGCAGTACCTAATTTATTAAAAGGTAAGTATTTATGGACAAAAACAGTGTGGAGTTATACTGATAACACTTCAGAAACTGGATATACGAAGACTTATATAGCTAAAGATGGTAACACTGGTAAGGACGGAATTGCTGGCAAAGACGGCGTTGGTATTAAGACTACTACTATAACTTATGCTAAG